CAGTCAGTTGGCATTACGGATAAAACTATCCTAGAGAAATACGGTTTCCGCATCATGAACACCAGCAGATCAAACCCCTTGATTGCAGATACGGACAACTCAGCCAACGCATTCATCAATCAAGGACGCCTAAAGATATGGTCAGGTGAAACCAAACTGCTTGACGCACTGGAAACCTACCATTATGAAGACGGTGCTCGTAAGAAATTGGTCAAGTACTCAGATGCCAAATATGCACACATTGACGGCTTGGGCGACTGTATTCGTTATGGCATACATTATTTGTTCCCAATGATGCATGATACCATTGGTGGTGCTGAATACCTAGATGGACAGGATCGTTATGATTTGGAACCAGGCTTCAATTACCTAACTGAAAACAATGCTCCTAAGACACAAGACGGTGTGCCCACCATTGATCACCTGATTAGAACACGCTTTGAAACAGAATACTCGGATGATAGTTGGAATTAAATAACATAATCCACCAGATATCACATAACCAGGTTAAATAACTTGGTATAACCATAGGACCCCACCATGCCAATGAACATAAGACAGTTGCGAGCCGCAAGCCATCTAATGCAGACAATCATGCCTCAGATGCAGAGTTATCGTAACTGCTATGAAGGCGGTCCCGCTTTCAAGAACATGACCCTAATCAAGCGTCCTAGTGAAGATGCGGCTCTGTTCCGTGAGAAATTACTTAATGTGGCTGTGATGCCAATCTGCAAGGCCATTGTGGATGAAATCACCGATGTGGTCTATGAAGAAGAACCCACACGCCATCCAGCCTTCCTAAATCGTGCCACCAATGCAGACGCAGGCATTCCTGATTGGTATGAAGACTTTATCAACAATGCTGACCTAAATGGTGAAAGTTTCACCGCAGTTATGGAACAGGCGGCTTCAATGGCAGGCATTGAAGGTTGGAGTTGGGTCTTTGTTGATCTACCTGCAGAAGTTGCCAAAGATAATCGCCCATATCTATCTACTTGTTCCGCAGAGCATGTGATAGATTGGAAATATTGGACCCAATACGGCCGTGACTATTTAGAGTATCTAAAGGTCATTGAATATATGGATGCCGATTGCACCATATATAAAGTGTGGTATGCTGGTGACAGTAAGAATCCCACTTACTGTGAACGCTATGTGATTAAAGAAGAAGCAACACAGAATGAGGATAACCTCATTGAACCCATAGAAACCTATACGCTACCAATGGGAATGCCTATCCCCGCTATTCAAGTTGTGGCTCGTCCTGATCAAAGACGCAGTGACCTAGGTGTAAGTGATCTACAAGAAGCAGTAGATGTTCAGCGTGAAATGTTCAAATTAGAATGTGAGGCATTTGACAGTATCAGATTCTCAAAGCCAATGATTCGTGCTGCCGCTGGTCTTCGTATTCCAGCAGGTGGTGGTGGTATTGTTCGTGCTGACAAAGATCAAATGGAAGTGTTCAACATTCCCACACAGGATATTCAACAGATCCGTGAACAACAACAAAGTCTAATTGATCGTTTAGATAGTTTCACAGGCCGTGGTAGTTTGAGAACCACAATGGCTCGTCAGGTCAGTGGCATCTCAATCATTGAAGAACGCCGTGCGCTACATCGCAAGGCCAGCCAGCGTGCTCGCCGTATGGAAGCCGCAGAAAAAGAAATCATTGCCTTGGCCGCCATGTTCATGGATCTACGCTGGGTTGGTGACATTGAATATTCAACAGATTATGAAGACAAAGACCTACAGTTTAGAATGGCCTTGTTAGAAACAGCCAGCAAACTAAGTGGTGGCAATAGTCTAGTGCAGGAAATCATTGATAAAGAAGTTATCAAGATGATTACTCCACCTGATGAGACAGCGGCCTATTTGGCTAAGATAGGTTCAAGCATTGCAGAACCTCAGGTCAACACCACAGACTGGATGGCTATGGAAGATGCACAAGGACAAATTGTCAAAGACAAAGAAAGCGATCAGATCTTTGACAGTGAGATACAAGATAAGGGCGTTACGACTAATGATCCAATAGCTCGTCAGTTGATCATGTTGGGCGTGGGCCGATAAAGATTACTCGACCGTGATGATCGGTCGTTAAAGGTCATCACTGGGGTAGTGCCCCAAATAACTAAAAGGAAAAATAAGATGGATAGTAAGACATCAAACGCGGTGACTCCGAACAGTCAACAACAAAGTGAACAAAACCTATACAACACTCAGGCTGAATCTGCTCCTGAATCTAGTCCTCTAAGTGACTTGCCCAATCTTGGTGCAATTCGCAAAAGTGGACAGCAAGAAGTATTGCAGGCCCTATCAAAGGTAGCAGGCGTGGACTTTTCTAAGCCCAAAGATGCTGTCAAGTTTGTAGAAAGTCTAGTTCAAAATTCCGCTGGCAGCGTATCGCCCAAAGAAGTCAAAGCAACACCTAAGATGGGTGGTGAGATGGCAGAACTTCGTCAGATGATCCAGGGTCTCCAAACACAATTGGAACAGAAAGATCAAGCTGTTCGTAGAACTAGCCTTCAAAGCCAAATCAAAGAAACTGCCATCCGCAGTGGATTTGATGCAAACATGTTAGATATTGCCACCAATTTGTTCGAGTCTAATCTAGACTTTGATGAAACCGGTAACTACTTTGTTAAAGGCGCTAACGGCTCTGTGAAGTTGGACTCCAAAGGGAATCCTTACACGCTAGAGCAATTGGCACAAGATATATTGAGAAATCGTCCTAAGTTAGCCGCTGATGAAGGTCGCACAGGAACTGGAAGCCGTTTTGGTCAAGGTGTAATGCGTGATCCCAATGATATTCCAGATGCATCAACTGACCTAGAAGGTTGGAAGAAGTGGAAAGAAGCCCAAGGAATCGGTGGTCGTAATCTTAAGATGATGAATGTCTCATTTAACAAGCCCATTGTTTAATATAAAGGAGAAATAACATGGCATATTTCATCGGCGGGACTTCTGGAGAAGCGAATGCGTTTGAAAAAACTATCCAGAACTCTGCAATTCAAGTTCTACACGAATCACAAGGCTTAGTCAACATGACAAATGTTGTTATGCCAAATCAGGGTTAACGCAAGTATTGCTCTGAATAAACCCACTCTGATTGACTTGGACGGCCTGAAGAGGCTTACAGGGCGGAAGCGAAAGCACCGTGAACGACTAAGTGAGAGGGACCCGATAAAAAGGGTAAGCGATAGTCTGAACTACCATATAACTTAAAAAAGAAGTGGTAGAGGGAAATCTGAAGCGAGGACCCCACTAGTAGCGATACTAGGAGTAACAAGAATTGAATACCTACAAAGTTCCTCACATGGCTCCTATCAGCTATGGTGATTATACTGACCAGGGAACAAACCCAACATACTCTAGTTCTACAGGCACTAACTTAGAACAGACTGCCAGCATCACTGCTAAGGAAGTTATCGCAACTCCTGCAGTTGCACAGACTGCTTTCAGTAAGTTCTTAGGCTGGACAACTGCTTTCGACTTAGCCGCTAACCTAGGAACAGAACTAGGTATGAGCTTTGCTGAAAAAGTTGACCAAAGAGTAACACAGGCTTTCGTTGGTAACCCAACAGCCGTTGTAAGTGGTGACACAAGCCAAGCAGGTTTTGCCAACACACAAACAGCAGTCTATTATCAAACTGGTCCCAATGTTGGCGCCAATGTAACAGACGGTTTTGCTCGTGTTCAAGCAATGGCTGCACAAGGTCTAATCGCTGAAGGTTCAACAGCCACAGTGACTTATGGCTACTTAACAGCCAACACAGTTGCTGGTCTAGTTCGTAACATCATCAAGGCATGGCGTGAGGCTCGAAACCCAGGTCGTCCAACAGTTATCTTAGGACCAAAAGAAGAACAACGCTTGTTAGGTGAACTAACTGGTGGTGCTATCTATAGTGGTTCTGCAGTTAACCAAGGTGGAACATCAATCAACGCTGGTTTAACAGCATTGGGTGATGAACTATTGGCCACTGGTATGTTGCGTAACCTATACGGTTGCACAGTTATCTTCTCAACATTCTTGCAGACAAGTGTTACAAATCGTTGGATTGATGGCTCTAGTGTAACTGCATCTAGCGTTGGTGCCGCTATTGGTCCTCAGGCTATTACAACTGTAATGGTCAAGGGTCTAGACATCAGCATGGGTGATAAGGATGGTGGCTTACAAACTTGGATTACAGGTCTAGGCTACTTTGGTTCTGGCGTAACAAGTCAGGCTCGCGGATTGGCAATTAACATTGCGTAATCATTGGGGGTCGGCTCACAAGGTTGACCCCTTACTTGGAGAAAGAATATGGCAATAGCAAGTTTTTTAAATTACACTGATGCAAGCCTTCAACCAGGTGGCGTAAACAGAATCTCTACAGCGGACAACACTACCGTGCAGTTCTATGATAGAGCCTGTTATCGTCGCATGGAACAGGTCTATTCAGGTGATCAAGACTATCAGTTATTGAGCACATATTTTCCCAAGGCTTCAATAGAAATGTTGAACATGTTTGAATTTGGCTGGTGGCCTTTGTATGTAGAACGCACTCTTGGTGCTTTCTACTAT